GCAATACCATCAAAGTCTCGGTGTCGTTTAGAATATAAATCTTTATGAAAATGTTTTGCGTATCGCATAGTCTCTTATGTTCCTTTGGTATTGGAGATCATGGATTTCTTTTTGTAATTCTAATTTTTCTTCTTGTAATTGTGATATGATAACTTTTAAGTTAGCATTCTCTTCATTCATAATCTCTAATGTTTTATTATATTGTTCTAGCTGAATACTTAGATCATCAATCTGTCTTGTCAAATCTAGTTCTCCTCTATCATCAGTCATAGTTTTGTAATTTTTCGTATGCACCCTGTAGGAATTGCTGTAATAAATCCATACTCCACTGCACCATCATCGTGCAAGTTATAAGAAGAGTAAGTAATAACACGATCATCGCTTTCACTATAGATAAAACACAAGTCAATACATTTTGCGGGTTCATGTTTTTTAATATCCTCTTCGCTGTGCCAACCCCCGTCTGTAGCGTTGATGTCAAACCATTCAATAATAACTGGAGTCGGGTTAAATCTTTCATTAAACATTATCACCTTTCTTTCTTGCGTGTTCTCTAACTAGATCTTGAATTTTAACTTTACCCTTGGTGATCTCTTCAATCTTAATCATCATGTTACTACTAGGCAAAGTCCAGTATTTAGGATCACCTGTTAAACACCATCGTTGGGTCATACAACCTGGGTTTAAAGTTCTCATACCAAGATCTTCTTGACCAAAACGATAATATGATTTTTTGGCTATCTCTTTTCTGTATTGTTCTAACGTCATTATTATTCCTTTAGTTGTGTATAATTATTTGATATATATCAAAATAGTATTGACTTCAAGCATTAATTAAATTATACACTGTGGGAAAACAACTATGAATGAAGCATTAGCAAACAAGATACGACAAGCCATGAATGGTGGATTGGGTTACGATCATTTATCTCCATCATCTCTGGGTATTCCTTTGCCAAAATTTTTTATTAACTATCTTATGTTTACTCAAGAACAAAGACGATTGCAGTTATCAGGTTACAAAGCACACTTTGGTAATGCGTGTAACAATCCAGTGCAAAGACATTTATGTAAATATATTTTTGATGCAGGTAAAAAGATAACACCATCATCAAAAAAACTAAAAGATAATATAATAAGAGAGATTGAAATTATAGATAAAATAGAGCCAAGAGATGAACGAGATGCACGATGTAGAAAAGAAATGAAGCAACACATAGAACCTGCAGCAAATCAAATTGTAAAAGCAGTTAAAGAAATATTTGGCGACCAAGAACTTGTGGCAGAACGATATGTTTATGACACACCAAAAGGTTTGGTCTTGGATATTCTTGGCAGGATAGATTATGAAAGTGAAAATATTATCATGGAACTTAAAACGAAACCGCCTAATTTTAGACAGACAAAAAATGGTTTATCATGTTACAAACAAAAGTTGCCAGACGAACCAGATGAAGCACACTTAAAACAATTAGCATTCTATTGGCAGTGTACACAAAAGACACCTTATCTTGTGTATGTAAACGCAGATGAATATAGAATATTTAAACCAGAAATACCTGAACTAAAATATTATTACGATCAGATGATTAACAAAGCATTCATTATACAAAATCTGTTAGAAATAACAGAAGCAGATATGAATAAGATTAGTCAGTTGGTTGAACCACCTGATTTCAAGAGCTTCTATTACTCGGACATTACTCCGAGCCAGTTAGAAGAAATAAAAAAAGTGTGGAGGATGTAGGGTGTTTTTATATATCCTTTTTTGTTTACGTTCTATGTTCTCCACTCCAAAACAACATGGATGAACGAACCATAAGGAGGGTTATGCACCAGAGAAGAAAGGATGAACACAGCGTAGATGTGTTTGAATTAAAACATGAACTAATAAGACAAACTAAACTGACAAAGTTTTTTAGAATAGTGAACTGGACTTTAATGGGTCTGATGTTAGCAACCTTTGTCACCATTTTAGTTGTGTTAGAAAACCAAAGAGTAACAGTAGGAGAAAAAGCATTAACAATACTACAAGAGAAAGGAGTGGTTGAAAATGAGAGATAAAATAAAACAAGTGATGGCTTTATGCAGAGACGATGGAATGTATGTGAACAAAAATGGTCAGCATACAGTATCTGCGTGGTCAAAAATTAAATACTTTAGACAAGTCTTTGGATCAGACTATGGTGTGCAGTTCAAACTCATGGAACATTCTGATCGTGCTTTAATTATGAAATGTATTATCAGTACCAAAGATCCAGAGTTTATTGTCAGTGAGGGTTTTTCAAAACAATATAGAGACAAACCTGGTTACTTTGATTTAGCAACCAGCTTTAGTTTTTGCAGAGCTTTGACGTACTTAGGGATATTGGATGACGACCTAACCAGCAAAGAAGAATATGATGAGTTAGGTTTAGATATTCGTAAGGAGTCCAAAGACACATCACAGCTTAATGATGATGTGGATGTTGAAGATGTCAAGGATAGTTTTAAAAAAGCAATCCATCTTCCTAGACTAAAATATCTAAAGGATGTCGTATATAAAGATACGATTGACTATCTTCTTAAAAATGAACCACGACTTTATAAAGAGATTACAGATGTTATAGAGACACGTGAGTTCCAATTAGAACAGGAAAATAATTTTACAAATACACCTGTTCATAACAACTAAGGAGAAACATGGCAGATAAAATATATATAAATCTTATGCCTAATCCAAACAAACAAGCAGGAGATAACCTTCCAGCTTTTGTTGCACCAAAGAACCCCAAGTATCCTGATAAAAACTGGACACTGGGAACTCGTATCGGGGAAACGTGGTACAACCAAGCGGCTTTTGAGTCTTCAGATATGGAGACAGGTGAAGCTAATGGTGGAATTGTGGTTATACTCACACCGAATGAAGGTGGTAGTAAAGCTGCGGGTAATACCAGACCTAATTACCAACAAAAGTCTTTTGGAAATAACAACTTTCAAAAGAGAGGAAACTTTGGTAAGGGAAATTATAGATATTAATCTAGTGATATAAATATCTATAATGAAACAGGCGAGAGATTTTAGTCATGGCTTACAAGCCGTTCCTTTCAGACTAAACCTTTCGAAGTTGTTTTGCTCTTGCCTGTTTCGCTAAAACAATATGAACACAATAGATTTAGAAAAAGAAATTAAGAAGAAACTCCGAGATCAAAAAGATAAAGAGTATGGGGATTATAAAGAGAATATGGGATTGATTGCTTTTCTCTGGTCCGTTATATTAAAAGATAAATTAAAATCAGATGTCAAACCTTACGAAGCAGCGAACATGATGGTGATGTTAAAAATGTTAAGAACAACACGAGCTTACAAAGCTGACACTTATTTAGATGCAAGTATTTATTTAGACATGGCAAAAGATTTACATAAAGAGGACTAGACAAATGTATCATAAACATATATATGGAAATTGTAGTTTTGAATTTATTGAAAAGTTTGAAACTGCTGAGAAAGCTGCAGAAGGAAAAGATGGTCAGTTTGTAGAAGTAAAACTTAATGACGTAAAGATTGAGTTTAACAAAGTGAGGAGAGAAGATGACGAAAGTCAAAAAGGAACTCCAGAAGCTGAGAGACAAGGAACAAAAAAAATATGAGATGGGTCTTGTTTATCAAGCGAAAGCTAGAAAGTATCTTGATGAAGCGAAACAACTTACTTTCAAAGTTCAAAGAGTTCAAGAAGAACTTACCGCATAACTGGTAAGCATATATAAAACAACTAAAAGCTGTGCAAACAGAGAAGGGTTCTATGTCTCAAAATATAAATCAAAATTTATTAGACGAGTATAATTATAAAATAAATATATCTGCTTATGAAAACCTGAATGAACGAGAACGAAACATTCATCAGTCCGCATTTATGACGGGATATAAACTGGGTCAAGAACACACCATCAAATCAAAAACAATTACAAAATTTATTTATGTCGCTAAAGGTAAGACACCCAACCAACATACCAGAACCAGTGTTTACAAAACTGCAAACAGACAAGCCGATTATATTTATAACAAGGTGCTTCGTCATTATAACCGAACCCATGAAGAGATTATTTCACCTAGACGTTTGAGAGAATACGCTGAAGTTAGATCTGTAATTATTAATTTAATCAGAGAACTGACACCTTTATCTTTACCTGAGATTGGTAGAATACTTGGAGGTAGAGATCATACGACTATCCTACATCATTTAAGAATGAAGTTTGACCATAAAAGATTTTGGGATGTTCACAATATTACTTGGCAACATTATGAAAAGTTATACAAAGATTTAGAGATAGAACTTAAAGCTCTCTAAACAATCTCACCTTTAGTATTTACACACCAAATAATTAACTCTAATATTTTAATTTCGTTAGTGGTAAATTGTATTTTAATTTCATCACCCACTTTATTTGCTGCATCATAACAAGCCTTGGGAGAGTTATAAATTTTATCATCATTTTCTTTAAAATCCATACAGCTAATACCACGTGGTGCTTCAGGATCAGCAAAACAAATCATTGCAAATAAAAAAAATGATTTCATTTACTATGTTCTTGCGTAATTAGGTTTTTTACCCCTGCGTGTTTTTCTCTCTGCTGTTTTCTTTCTTCGTACTGCAGCAGCTCTTTGACTTGGAGACATAGCTCTGGCTTTTGATAAAGGTACACACTTAGGATAGTTTCTTCTTTTCTCACCACCACTACGACCACACTTGGGAAAACCACCACCTTTTTTTGGGTTAGCAATATCTACCCAGTTGGCTCTGACCCATGATCGTAAACCTTTAGACATTATTTTTTCTTTTTACGTTTTGGTTTTATTCTACCACTACATACCCCAGCAGCATACATATTTGCATAGGCACTGGGATAGACTTTGAATTTTCTTTTAGCAGCAGCTTTACCTTTTGCACAAAGTTTAGCCATGTCTTTTTTGTACTGTAAATTTTGCCATTCTCACAGCTCCTCTGTGTGGCTTATATTCACCTTTCATAAGTTTATAAGACGAACCCTTTTTCATCCAATGAAAACCTTTGGGTGCTTTAATTGATTTAGTTGTCATTTTTTCTTTCTTAATTTTTTAAAGTCAGCTCCTGTAATCCTATTTCTAGGTTCTGCAACACGAGCTATCTTCATTTGTTTTGCAGTATATTTTTTTTTACCTTTTTTCTTTGGCATGATTTCCTTTCAAGTAATCTAAATATTGATCTAACTTAGAGATTACTTTTTGCCTTTCTTCTTTTTCTTTTTCATTGAAGATCCTTTTCCCATAGACCCTTTTCCTTTTTTCTTCATTCCGTACATTTCTTTCCTCATCTTTCTTTTTTTGTTGTTGAATGTAAAGAGACCAGCAATCAGGTTCTCTACAAAATCTATGACCACTAGCATATACAATATAATCATTTCCGCAATTAATATTTTCATGTTCTTTATTGCAGTAATCACAATTATATAAACGTATTCTTATTTGTTTTTTTCTTCTTAACATTGTTTGTTTATAATTTACCAGAAAAAAAAAGACTTGACAAGCATATACAGATATGATATACTGTAA